GCACCTATTGGTCCTGTAGCACCATCTCCACCGCCACCTCCACCTCCTTCTAATACTTTCCATGTATTATTATCATATATCAATTGTGTTGTCATTCCCTTTTTATCTAAAGTGATTGTACTAGTTAAAGGAATATCAACTATATTATTAATTTTTCCAGCTATATTATTAGTTAAGTCATTAGCTAATTTATTTATTATATCAGTTGTAACAGAATTTCCGGGATAACCTTCAGCATTAATATTACCCAATAAATCTTGAATTAAATTCTGAGATAACTCACTAACACTATTTGATAATTCATTAAAATGATCAATAGATAAACCATCTACACTACCAATTAAGTCATTAACTAATCCATTAACGGAAGTGTTGAGTTCATTAACTAATCCATTAATTGAAGTGTTGATAAAATCTCTAACATCAAATTGATTAGTTAAATTATTGATAGAACCGTTGATCAAATTTCCTACATCAAATTGATTAACTAAATCATTGATAGTACCGCCGATAGTATCGCCGACCTGATTAGCTAAACCATTGATAGTACCGTTGACTAAACCTCTAACATCAAATTGATTGGCTAAATTATTGATATCACCGTTGATTATGCTTTTAAAATCAACTTGATTAAGTAAACCACTGACAGTACCGTTGAGCAAATTTTTAACATCAAATTGATCAACTAAATTATTGATATTACCGACAAAATTATCAACAAAACTACCAGCTAATGCACCGATATTGGTACCACCAAAAATTCCATCAATAGCTTTATCTGCTACTATCGTTAAATTATTTAAAGAGAAATCTCCACCATCTGCAATAGTAATAACATCACCTAAAGATGGAAAAGAAGGTAATGTTAGTGAAAGTGGTCCATTACATGTATTCACTATATTTTGTGAACCAATGTCTACAACAGTATCGGATACAATAGATGTCCAAGTTGGTGGTATATCTATTGAAGATGAATCTATTCCTGAATCATCTAAAGGATTAAAATCTATTCTTGGTGCAATAAAAGTCATATTTCCACTAGAACGAACTTTATATGTTCCTCCGACTTCCATATCTACATTTCCATCTACATATACTTTAACATAACCTTTAACATAAACTTCTTCATTTCCTACTACAACAGTAAATTTATCTTTTTGTATTCTTTCTGCTCTATCACCTTTAGGACCATATTCTACATAAGAACCTGATCTATGATAAAGATGTATTCGTTCTTTATCTTTTGTATCATCAAATTCTAAGGCATGCCCTGATTCAGATTCATATACATTATTATATGGATATTTTGCAGCATAATATGGATCAGGTTCCACTTTTGGTAATTTCTTTTGTTTTTTTAATGAAACAATAGAATCTTCTATATTTTCATTTCTTGATAATCTGGATGTTGTAGGTTCATCTAATTTTCTAGGATAATTAGTAGCAGATTCATTTGGTTTTACTGGAGAATTTGATAGTTGATCTGAAGTTCTTGGATCAAAATATGCTTTTTGTGGATTTGCAGGTACAAGAGGTATTCTGGGAAATACACCCATAATAATTCTTTCTTGAGCATTTTCACCATCCAAAAAAAATCCCATAACCATATCACCTTCTTTTATGGCATAAGGATTTGAATTATTTGTTGGTAATAAAGGTGTTGCCCAACGTAAATCTTTAGTTGGTAATAACATTTTATCATCTATATCCCAACCAACACATCTTACTCTACATCTACCTAATTTTAATGGATCTTGTCTATCTTCAACAAAACCTGTCCACCATATAAAACCATCTTTACCAGCAAAATTTTGTTCTGAATTGTCCATTAATTAATATTCCAATAATTTTTTCATTTGAGTTGCACTACTTTGTGCTATATATGGATTTTCAGTTGATGTCGTAGCAACTTCTACTACAGTTTCATGTTTATCAAAAGCTGAAATTATTTGGCGTGAAGCAACAATCAAATATTTACCTGATGCAGTTTCATCACGGAGACTTTCACTTTTTTCTAAACTCTTTTTAGCAAAATTTGGTGCACTGACATATACATTAAATCCTGAAGATAATTGAAAATTTCCAGGCATTGCTAATTTTAATCTGCGAGATAATAAATTGCCTATCAATGCTTTTCTCTGAAAAATAAACGATTCATAATTTTCGTGTTTTGATATGGATTCAGGATCATTTTTTCTTATATATGTACTAGCTTGTTTAGCTGCTAATGATGAGAAAACATTTAATACTTTTTTAGAATTAAATGAATTAATATTTGGAATGCCTTCTCTATTTTTGATAACAGAAATATTAGGAAGTTTATTTCCATGTTTCATATCATTAAAAACATCAGAATAACTTATACGATTTTTTTCTGTCATACCTGTCATAGGATCAAAACCCATAAAAGTGCCTGCATTTATACCTTTTTGTACTCTTTCAAGTTCATCTGATTGGGATACCATTTCCATAGCACGTGCCATTTCCATTTCATCAAATGCAGTATCACCTTTTATATTTTTTATCTCAAAATATATATTCAATATTTTTTCTTGTGTTAAAAGATTTGATAATGATGCAAAATTATATCCTGCATTATTTTGATAAAATAAAAAATTTGGTGATTCCTGATTATCAACTGCTCTTTTTGTACACCACCTAATCGCATCAATAGGAGTTAAATTTGGTATTATTACTTTCTTAATTCCTCTACTTTTCTCATATATTCCTGTATATTCAGATTGACTTATCTTCAAATAATCTTCCATAATTTTTTGTATAATATATGAATATGTACCTTCATATGCTTGATTTATTTTTTGTTGATGTGAATAGATAAGTTCATCAGAAACAAAATGTAAAATATATTGTTCATTATTTAAATTGGTATTTTTACGAAATGATTGTTTATATATTCTAAAAGCCTTCTTAAATTTTGCTACATTTAAATCTGGACTTTTTGAGATTTCTATAAGCAATACTTCTGATCCATCAAATACTAAATTATTTGATAAACCTAGTGAATCTGAAATTAATATATTGCCTGATATTACAGGAACAAATATAGAATCAAAAATATTAATTTCTTCATAAATATTTCTTATATCTATTATATCACTATTCTTAGTAACAATAGATAATTCTGTTACACTAAAATCTGTTGATTTCTTAAACATTATAGTGAAATAACTCTTTTAAATTCTGACATTATAGTTGGAATAAGTTCAGGCTTAACTAATTTTATTTTACTTTTACTTTCATTAATATCTTTTTCATATTCATAATATGTTTTCTTATTTCGTGTTATTGTTTCAGTAATAATATTATTATCACCCAACACAATAGATGGTTGTATTTCTGATGATGGAGTATTAGCATATACAAATTCATCTATTTTTATAGTTTGACTATATGAATCTCCTGTACTAACATTGGTATCAATTATTTTATAATATGAATGTACATTATTAACATTCATAGCCCATGATAAACCAGAGATAGATGTATTTGATGTATCTGCATAATTTGGAGATGAATATTTTTTATCAACAAATTCTATAAAATTATGATATGACAAAGGCCAGTCATATTGAACATCTAATATATTATTAAAAAGCAAAATAATCCAATGTTTTTCTACACTACCATATAATTTATATGCTAATATTTCAGGAGTATCTTCTTCTTTAACTTTATATTCATAAAAAACAAAAGGATTATTTTTAAATTTTTCTTGAAATATAAATCTAGAAATTATATTTGTACCTAAAATAATATTTTCATCATCAAAAGTATAATATGTTGATGGATAATGATAGAAAAAATCTGACATTTTTTATAATCCTAAGATTAAATTAAATCTTTATTAAAATCTTCTTTTGTTAAATATTTTGTTTCTTGGAATTCTAATTGTAGATTTATATGAACAGGCATACCAGTTTGTCCATATGATGGTTCTGATCTTCCGGGAACTTCATATGTTTTAAATCCACTTGGTGCATAATTCACATTAATTGATTTTAATACACAATCTTCAGTAATGGGAGGTATATTTGGATTTTCTTTTCCTGCATAATAAAACTTTATATCAAATTGTGATGGAGGTTCTAAAAAACTCTCTAAATTACCACCAAGTTTTCTTGGTGCTTGATGATATCTCAAACGTTCTATAATCCGTTGTACTTCTAATGCTTCTTTTTCACTTCTTGGATAAAAATCAAAAGTAAATGAAAATGATCTAAAATTTGGTCCTGTATATATTAGTTCCAACATAGGATTACTAACACCACCTAAAATTGCTAACATACCCAATTTTGTAGTATTTTCACCTACTGTAGCTTTACCAAGTTGTTCTGCTAATTTACCTCCTACAGACAGTGCAGCATTACCGGATGCTGCTTGTGCGCCCCTAAAAGCTGCTTTTATCGCATTTGCATTTGCTTCTGTTCTATTTTCTTTGAAAGCATTTACAGCAGATTGTAAACTTCCCATAATTTTACCACCAAGTTCTTTACCTATATCCGCAGATGCATAACCTTGTGAATGTTGAAACATTAATGTATCAGGCATATATAATGCAATTGCATCAGTAGTCAATTTAGTTGTAGCACCAGAAAAAATGGAACTACCTTTGATTTTTGTTATTGAATTATTTAATATCTGCGATGTTTCTGGTGAAATATCATTACCAAATGTAGCATTTGGTAGAACATTTACATAATTATTAATACCTGAATTATTTACAACATTATTTAATAGAGTACCACCAAAATTCTTTGCTATATTTTGCATAGAATCTTGCAAATTTACACCTTGTAGATTTATTCCAGTTCTATTCATACCAAATTTATTATTGACTTGTTCTACTCCTCTATAATTATCAATAGCTTTCCCCACGGATGTTCTTACTGCACCACCTAAACCAGCTTGAGTTCGTATATAAAAAATAACATAATGCCCATATTCAGCGTTTCCAACATTTAATGGATATCTAAATGTATTTCGTTCAAATTTATCACTAACTATGTTATCTAATGAATTTGTTGATTCTGTTTTTATTTCATTTATTTTTATTTGAGGCATATTATAATAAATATCCTTTTTTTTGATTGACTAAGTAATATTTATAATAGAAAAAACATATTTACATTAAAATGTCAATACCAAAACCATATAAAATTAAACTAAATAATCCTCAAAAATATAAAGGAGATCCCAATAATGTCTGGATCAGATCATCATGGGAATTAAGAGTTTTGAGGTGGATGGATTCAAATCCAGATGTACTATGGTTTTCTTCTGAGGAATTGGTAATACCATATTATTCTCCAATTGATGAAAGAATGCATAGATATTTTCCAGATTTTGTTATGAATGTTAGAAAAAAAGATGGTTCTACAATGATATATGTAATAGAAGTTAAACCAGAATATCAAACTAAATTACCAACTCAAAAACGTAAAACTAAAAGATATATTCAAGAATCTGCTACATACATCATAAATCAATGTAAATGGAAAGCAGCAGATATTTTCTGTCAAAAGAAAGGTTGGAAGTTTCAGATTCTTACTGAAAAGGATTTAGGAATCAAATAATCTTGAAAACCCTACACCCCTACTTATAACGGTTTTATGATAAAATATGGGTAATAATGAAGGATAATTAGGTAAATGTGTAATAAATATAGAATATGGCATATTTAATAGATAGGATAAATCAAGAATTAACAAAAACTGGTTATACCGAAAGGTCTAATAGAGCCAGAGATTGGTTACGTTCAAAAATAAAAGAGTTAAAACCTACGCCATCTACACTTTTACGAGATAAAGAACGACTTCGTAATACACAATTTATAGGTGGTATGTTTTTCTTTTATTATGATCCAAAAACTAAGGATACTTTGCCATATTATGATAGATTTCCATTGGTTATTCCAATAGAACGATATAAAGACGGTTTTTTAGGATTGAATTTACATTATATTTCTCCAAAGCAACGAATAATCCTTTTGGATAAATTAAGTATGTATAAAAATAACGATAAATATGATAATACGACTAAATTAAGATTATCATATGATTTATTGAGTAGAGCATCAAAAATATATGAAATGGCACCGTGTATTAAAAGATATCTAGCAAATCATGTAGAATCACGTTTTATTGAGATATCCGCTAATGAATGGGATATTGCTGCATTATTGCCTGTATCCAGATTTGAAAAAGCATCCGAATCAAAAGTTTGGTCAGATTCAAGGAAATTATACTAAATGCCACAATTTTCACCAAATACTCTTTTTTCACATATTAGTAATCAAGGTGGTTTAGCTAAACCATCAAGATTTCAAGTAATTTTACCTATTCCTTCATCATTAAATTCTTTTATAGGTAATTCAGTTATAGATAATTTATTAAATATACCAAATGCTTCGATTAATAATAATTCAAATAAAATATCAACATTAAGTAAAACTGCTTTTTCTCCACTTAATGATGGTTCTACATCAAAATTTTTATCATTACAATGTGAAACTGCTGAATTGCCTGGAAGAAATATACAAACAAATGATGTAAAAATTTATGGTCCAACATTTAAAATACCGACACAAACATCATTTGCAGATACCAGTTTAACATTTTTGTGTACTAATAAATTTTCTGAAAAAAGAATTTTTGAGCGTTGGATGGAATCTATTCATCCTTTGGATACTAACAATTTTAGATTTCCAAAAGGAGATACAACCCGATATTTAACAAATATACAAATTGAACAATATGATGATGCAGAGAATACAATATATTCTGTACAATTATTGGATGCATTTCCTATATCAATATCTCCACAGGCTTTGAATTGGGCTGAAGATGGTTTTCACCGATTGACAGTACAATTTGCGTACCACAAATATATACAACTTTAACATTTAATGAGGATATTATGAATTTACCTAAAATAGATATACCAACTTATGATTTGAAACTTGTTTCGTTAGATAAAAATGTTTGTTTTAGACCATTTTTGGTAAAAGAACAAAAGCTATTTTTTATGGCATCAGAATCAACAGATTCTAAAGAAATGATGTCAACAATTAAACAAGTATTAAAAAATTGTGTTCTTTCTAATATTGATATTGATAGTTTACCAATATTTGATTTGGAATATTTGTTTATTAATCTTAGAGCAAGATCAGTAAATGAAATCGTAGAATTAAAATATAAATGTAATAATATGATTAAAAATGAAAATGAAGAAGAACATAAATGTAATGTTGTTTCTGATTATAAGATAAATCTTTTGGATATTAAACCTAGTGTAAATGAAAAACATACAAATAAAATTTCTTTAAATGATAATTTGGGTATTTGTTTGAAATATCCCACATTTGAACTTATACAAAAATATGAAGGCAAAGAATCTGCTGATGTAATGATGGATATTATAACAGATTGTATTGATTATGTTTATGATAAAGAAAATGTTTACTATACCAAAGATTCTACACGTGAAGAAATAAAAGAATTTATAGATAATTTTCAACAAAAAGATTTAGAAAAAATACAAACTTTTTTTCAAACGTTACCCGAAATTAAAGAAGAAATAAATTTTAAATGTGGTAAATGTGGATATACCGAATTGATTACGGTAAAAGGTATAGAAAATTTTTTCGGCTAACTTTTCGTTATGATACATTAAGTAATTATTATCAGACTAATTTTGCGTTAATGCAACATCACAAATATAGTCTAACTGAACTTGAAAATATGATTCCTTGGGAAAGAACAATTTATATTGCTCTTTTGGTAGAGTATTTAAAACAAGAAAAAGAAAGAATAGAATTACAAAAACAAACAAGACAAAGATAGTAAATCGTGAAAAAGCCAATAAGTAATATCAAAAAAAGAAATCGACGCAAAAATAAAACCGGTAAAGGTGCACAAAGACCTTTATCGCATGATATTATTGAATCATTAGAATCTGGTGCTGGATTACGTGAAGCATTTAAAGATGCTTGGAATAAAAAATTATCTACAATAGAAAAAATTGCATCTGATTTATCTAATAAAGATACTCTTAAAAAAATATTAGTTGAAAAAATGTTTCCAGAAAATGATATATTTTCTGCTTATATCAGAGGTAAATTAATACCTAAAGATAAAGACAATATTTCACCGGAACCAAATGATAAAATAACTCACACAACTCCAACATCATTATCTGAAAATAGTCAAGTTTATTTAAAAATTATTGCGAAAAATTCATTATCACTTCCGGGTATAGCACGTGACGTAAATGTTCTACGTAGAAATATTGTTTCTCTTGTCAAATTAAAAGGCGGTAAAACTAGTAAATTCGGTGGAAAAGCTGATGCACAATATAAAACATCAAAACAATTAAATCAAAAATTAAATAAATTAACATCACCATCACGTACAAAAAATGAATCAAAAACACCATCTAAAATTTCAATTAAAAAAACATCAAATGTAAAAGTACCAGCAGCACCAGCAGCAAAAGCTGCGGCTACAGCAGCATCATCAGCAGGTGAAGGTGGTATAATTAGTGGAATTTTAGAAACGTTATTTGGATTTTTTGCGGGTGTTTTGCCTTCAGTAATTAGAACTCTATTAAATCCAAAGGCTCTATTGAGAATATTCTCAAGAATTTTCGTAATTGCAAGTTTAATTGGAGCATTGTTCAGTGGTATTGTTGATGCTTGGGAAAAATGGAAAGAAACTGGAAGTTTAAAAGAAGCACTAATTGAAGGCATTGCATCATTTGTTGATTTCTTAACATTTGGATTGATTGGAAAAGATAATGTAAAAGATTTTCTGGGAAAAATAGGAACTTTTATTGAACCATTTATAAAAACAATAAAAGATATGTATTATAATATAAAAGATTGGATAGTAAACAATATAGGTATTCCTAAAATATCTTTGGGTACATGGTTTGGTAAAGAAAGAAGTATAGGTCCATATTATCCATTTAAAAATGATACAACTTCAGAAAAAAATGAGATAAGTGTAAGAGAAGAACCAGAAAAAAAACAAACTGAAAACATAGGCAAAGGTGGTGAATCAGGAGGCGCTGGAGCAACAGGCAGTTTTGAAACTACATCAGATAAAGAATCTACATCAGCAAATTTAGTATCTGGAATTTCTTTAAGATTACCTCCAAATGTAACATATGATGGATCAACAGGAAATTTTGTATATAAAGGTATATCTTTTAAAGCGGGCAATCAACAAGAATTAAATTCTATAGTTAAATCTATAGATAATTCTTCTGTAATTGAATATGATAGTAAAGATTCTTCTGGTGAAAACGTAATTAAAACATTTGATGGCTCAACAGGTGAAAGTTCTTTAAGACCTTGTGCTTCATTAAAAATAGAGACACCAACTAAAGTAACATCACCTGAATCTGATTCAAGTACAACACCTTCAACTTCTGATTCTGCTGAAACTTCTAGCCCATCATCTATAGCATCCGCATCAGATTCAATTACAACACCTTCAACTTCAGGTGAACAATCTTCATCGGAAACGACTTCAAACATTAAGCCTTTAATGGGTTATTTGTTTGATAAGTCTAAAATGTCATCACCATTAAAACAAATGGAAACTGATGATTTAGATAAAATTATACCTAATGTTAATGGTTCAGATTTGATGAATAAATCTTCTGATATTGCAGAAGCACAACGACTAGAATTTTCAGATGATAACGGAAATATTGAAATAAATTCTCCTACAACAAATAATAATTCTTCATCAACAGATGAAAATACTAATTCACCAATAGAAAATGCATATGATGATGAAATGTATGCTAAATTTGTAACATCATACTAATAAAAAAATGGATTCCAATAATAAACCACAATTACTGAATAATTCTAATGCTTTAGTTGATTCATATCTGAAAATTATTTCTAAATCATTTTTATCTCTACAATCTATATCTAGAGATATAAATGTAGCAAAAATCAATATGGGTAAATTGGTTAAACTTGAAGGCGGAAAACCAATAACTAAACCTGATGCTATGTGGAAATCTCCACAAAGAATACAAAAAGAATTTGAAAAAAAAGTAGAATCATCAAAAATATCAAAGATAGAAGAAATAAAAAAACCAGATGAAAAACCAGATGGAAAACCGGAAGAAAAACCAGAAGAAAAAAAGAAAGGAATTTTGGATTCTATATTAGGAATATTTAATTTTAAGAATTTGTTTTCAGGAGGTCTTTTAAAAATTTTAGGTAAATTATCTATACCTTTATTGATAGTTTCATCATTATGGGAAGGAATATCTAGTGCTTGGGAAGCATGGACTGAAACTGGTTCTATATGGGAAGCCTATAAATCTGTTATAGGAGGTATAGTTGATTTTCTCTCATTTGGATTAATTGATAAGAAACTTGTTGGCGAATTAATGGATGATGCAGCAAATTTTTTAAAACCATTTTTAAATGCTGTTTCTGGTTTCATAGAAAAAATTGGTAAATGGTTTTCTGATAAGTTTTCTTTTGTATCTGAATTATTCGGACCAAAAGAGAAATTAGTGCCAAAAGATAATATAAAAGGATTACATGATCTGGAAGAAGATTTGAACAAAAGAAAAGCAGAATTAAAAGATGCCGAAGAAAGAGCAGCAAAACTTGCTGAAGAAGCAAAAAACGATGCAAGTAAAAAAGCAGAATCAGAAAAAGCAAATTCTGATGCACAAAAAAAGGCATGGTTAGAACGACAAAAAAATGCAGAACTGAATCGTGAGAAAAGACAAGAAAGAAGAACACGAATCCAAACCGCAGCAAAACGTTCTGCACCAACTCCTTCTAGTACACCAGAAACATCAGCAACATCCGGAACTTCACCATCACAACAATCTTCAAGTGGTAGTTCTGGTGGTTCTAGAAGTTCTGGTGGTTCAGGAATGGAAAAATTATTAGCATTTATTTCTAAAGGTGAAGGTGGTTATAATGCTATGAATCAAGGAACTAGAGGTGGTCAAATTGTAGGTAGTACACAAAATTCATCTACAATATTGGGTAAAAAATTAACAGATATGACAATTGGTGAAATAGTACAAAATCAAAAAGAAGGAAAATTATTTGCTGCTGGTAGATATCAAATAATACCAATAACAATGCCTGTAGCATTAAAAGGTGCTGGCGCTGGTATGAATGATAAATTTGATGAGAAAACACAAGATGAACTAGGTAAAGCATTAATTTTTAATAGACCAACATTAGGTGGTTATATAAAGAAAAGAAATGATAATTTACGTGGAGCAATGAAAGATTTTGCAATGGAATGGGCATCGATGCCTGATCCTGATACTGGAAATTCATATTATGGTAGTGGTAATAGAGCATCACATTCTGTAGAAGAAGTAAAAAGTGCATTACAAGAAGCAAGAGGTGATAAAGGTGATACTACACCAACAAATGTTGCATCAGCCGCAAGTACAGTAACTCCTTCTGCTGCTGGAGCAAGTTCATATGGACCAAGTACACCATCTTCTGGTGGAGATTCCACAGCAGAACTATCAACATTAGTTACAAAATCGGATTCTGGTGTTGATATTAGTGGTTTTAAACCCGCATTCGCACAACAACTAGCTAAAGCTGCTTCAGAATTTAAACAAGTAACAGGAAAAAAAATACAAATAAATTCAGGCTATCGTTCAAATGAAAAACAAAAACAATTATATGATGATTGGAAAGCAGGTAGATTAAAAGTACCTGCTGTTGCTGAACCAGCACCACCTCTAGGAAATGGTAGAGGTAGTTTACATAGTTCTGGAATGGCAGCAGATATACAACCAACAAGAGAATTAGAACAAAATATATCCATTTTCACTAAAAATGGTCTAATTAGAAATGTACCAGGCGAAGCATGGCATTTTCAGTTAGGTAATACACCACCAACACCAGATAATCCACAAAATCCTGGTGCACCAATTGTAGTTGCAGATAGTAATGCAGGTAAAGCAACTGATATTTCTAGTGGAAAAAGTGTTAATACAACATCAAATCCTTCCGCTTCTAGTGGTAGTGAAATATCAAAAAAATCTGCGAATTTGAGTAGTAGTTATAATCAACAACAAAGACGATTACCACCATGTATGATTAATGCACCAACTACAAATAATACAGTAATAAAAAATACTAAAAATACACCAAAAAATAAAACAAAAATCGATATGGGATATGAACTAGGTATGGCATCATAAAAAACCCCGCCGAAGCGGGGTTTTCTCTTAGTTATTTTATCTTAGTCCTTTTCTGCTAATTTCTTAAAGTAATTCAAATCTTCATCATCAGTATCAGAAATATTGGAAGTTTCTTTAAGATATGATTCTTCTTTTTCAGAAACATCCGTTACTCTTGATCGAATAGGAATAACATCTCCTAATCCAAGAGCCTTATCAAGGCGACTCTTAATTTGATCATATGATTTAAAATTCTTTTCTTCAAGAAATTCTTTCAATGAAAATTCACTTTTCCAAATTTTCTCAAGAGACTCATCATCATTAGAGATTGAAGAACTTTCAGCAAATTCAGATTTATCATAATTACGATAACCCTCAACATTGCGAATTTTCATTTTAAAGTTGGCACCTTGCCACATATCAAAAGGATTAATTGCTTTTTCATCAGGAAATTCTGGATTCATTGCTTCTGTAATCTTATCAAAGATTTTTTTACCATATTTAAATAGTTTAACTTGACCATCATTTTCCGGATTACTTGGATCAGAAATAACTAGAATATTTGAAATATAAGAAAGTTTACGTTTCTGTTTACGTACAATTTCTTTATTTGCTTCAATACCAGAATTCCAGAGAACTGAATTGTGTTCACATACTGGACATTTTTGATTAATTGTTGTCAAACAGTTATCAATCAACCAACCGCCTGGACCTTGAAAACCATGATTGAAAACACGAATCCAAGGTAGTGCATCATCACCATCGACAGATGGTGCAGGAAGAAATCGGATTGTTGCGATACCATTTCCTGCTTTATCAACTGTTGGTTGCCAAAGACGGGTATCTTGTTTAGAATCACTACTAGCCATTGTAGAAGATTCGATTGCTTTAGTAAGGGATTCAAAACTTTTGGAATTGCGTTTTAGATTTGCGAATGAACTCATATTATTACCTCGTATAAAAGTTGTGTTTGTTTAGTGTAACGACTTGTCCACTGAATACATAATATACTATATTTATCATGTTGTCAAGTAGTATTCTAGAATTTCTTTACTTTTACCATAATTTTCATGAAGAATACCAATACCACCAGCATCTTCAAAAAATTGAATAACTTCCGAAGTATCATCAATCAATATGGTATTTGGTGTTGCATACTTCGCTTTTCTTCTTCTACTAGAAACAATGTTAGCTTTATAATCAATGTTATGATCTTTTAGCCATTTTCTTTTTTGTTCTTCTACAATACTATGAAATTTTTCTCCTCCACTTGATGAAAGTATTTCAACAGGTATATTTGTTTGATTTACATATTTGATCAATTCTAATGCGCCAGGAAAGAAATCCAATTTCTCAAACTGTTTTGTCTCAACAAAGTTATTCCAGTTTTTTGAGAATAGTTTCTTTTCTCTGGCATTTTTTGGTGATTCATTGTATAACTCAATGTATTTCTTTTCAAAATCACATAGGACACCATCCAAATCCAGATATATTTTATCTATTTTCAATTCATTTTCTCCAATAATATTTTTTTCATCTTATTTCTATCAAACTGTATAAATGGTACATATTTCAAACACTTTTTTCTTATTTGGGGCCATTGAATTGTATCTTGAATTTTTTTATTCCAAAATGGAAAAAAGTTCATTAAGACATTCATAATACATACTGTTTCTATATGAATTTCTTTTTGCAACATCATTGTCAAAAGTTTCGGATAAGTATCATTAACTATAAGTAAATCATTAGGATTTTTTGTATTATCTGCTAATTTAGAAAAATCTTCACTTATAGTATATGTCAATGATTCGATAACTTTCATTCTATTACGATGAATAGTTAATGATTCCTCTGTCAATAATGTTCCAATCCAAACATTTTCATCATATACAAAATTGGATACTAAAAATTCTATATAATCCTCTTTTGTATTTCTTCTTGATAATTTGTAGAAATAATATTTATCCTTTCGGTTTTCAAAAGCATCAATACTTGTCTTTGTTTTACCATTATACAGAAAATAGTCATATTTTTCGGAACTAAAATGCATCTTCAATGCATTATATAAACAAAATGCATCATATCCTGTCATAAAAACTCTCTAAAAAATCAAAAAGGTAATCTAGCTTTTTTGGGCAAAAGATTTAAATCCATAGCATCATTCTCAATTTTCGATTTAAGAGTGCTGTTTATTAAGGATGATGCTACATCAAGTTCCATACCTGTTTCATTACAATATTCTACAACTGCTTCAATATAATTGTAATCAGTAGTGGAAACAATTTTTTCTATGTCTTTTGCAAAAGATAGCATTTCATCTTTTGTGGGCATCATGTTTTTACTATATTTTGATAAAGAGTTTCAAATTGATCTTGTATAGCAACTTCCTCATCAAAATTTTGTTTATGATATACCTTTACCATTTTATTAAGAATTTTTTTAGGTAAATTTAATTCAGAACTAATAGTGTTTACTGCATCTTTAATTAGATCACGTTCTGCTTCTATTCTAATTTTGGATTCAGAACACTCTTTCAAAACACGTAATAGTTTTTGTTTGTCTGCTGGATTAGTAATTTGATTAATTGTTAATTGTTGAATAGCCATATTATTTTCCTTTCAAAGAATAAGCAATACAAATAGAATCGGTTGTAGTTTGATATGAACATCTAACTGAAAGAGGGTCAACTCCCTTAGTAATAGCATTTTCTATATTTTTCGACATTAAAGTTCTATCATTAATAGAATACACTGAATAACCAATAACAACAGAAACAAAACAAATTGTTATTGAAATATAAAATTGTAATATAGTATTATTCATTTTATTTGGTGTTTCATTCATTTTAAATTGCTCCTTGTAATTTAATTACATCACGTTGATTTTTATAAAAAATATGTCTACCAATTTTAACTGTTTGTGATAGATTCCAACCAGGATTAACATAATCTGCATGGTAATACGTTGATCCTTTCGTATTATCTGTTATTTTACCATAGTTCATAAATACTCTAACAGATAATTCACGAATATCATTATACAATGAAGTTTGTCTAATTGTCAACCTATTTGACATCTCTTTTGCCTGACAAGTCCATGAAAATTGGCAAATGATTATATCATCAGCAGTTTTGGTTCTTTGGTATACAACATTACAAACATTATTTGCATAATTCTTAGATGATACACGATTAAGTGTTACCATTGCAACTGCAATTTTACCTTCTACACTTTCATTTCCTGCTTCAAAATATATATTTTCTGCGAGACATTCTACCTGTTTTTTAACTGGTTCTGCTAATGCATTAAAAGGTATATTCGTAGGAATATAGTATATGTTTGGTAATTTTGATAATAATGGTGCAATATAACATCCAAATATTAATGTTATACATATAGAAATGAAAAATAAAGGACGCATAATAGTCTCCTTATTATTTTATTTGTGTTTGTGTTTATTAGGGTGTTTTAGGAACACCCTAAAATCCTTTGGGACAATCTACATTAGAATGTAAATTTCAAGCCCCCAGAAATCGTGTTTCCATTATACATTTCAACACGATCTTGTCCAAATTGACGTTTAACTTCTGTTACAAAAGATGTATTCTTTGTAAGAGGATATTCTAAACCTAATCCAGCAAAAAATGCATATCCATCCGGTCTATTTTCATTATCAATAAATGATAATCCAGATTTAGTATAAAATTTTACTTTTTCAATTTTGTAAAAATCTTTTTTCGCAGAAATACTAAATCGATATTGATCATTTCGTAATCTGCTAAAGGATTTATCATAAAAATATTCCAATTCTCCAACAACTTGAACAGGACCAACAGATTGGGATACACTCAAATTCAAAGAAGTTTTATCTTGTGTAAAATCTCTACCTGTGCCTACACTAATATCAGCAGAATTGACATTCATTGAAATCATAGTTAATGCAATTGCCGACATTTTAGTAATATTATTAAACATATGTTACTCCTTTACGTTATTTTTGAAAATAAAGTGCGGGTTGATTCTGTTCCCATGTCCAACCCGCAAAACACGGATTAAGCTGCTAGAGCGTAATCGTAACGAGCATCATTAGCTGCGTTTATAGTTTTGCTCTGCTTACGGCAGTCGCCTATCGTGCTGTCTGTTTCGCTACTCCTTGCCCTGTCGAAACCGGTCGCCCCCATCAGAAGTATTCTTAACCATTTAAGCCGCAAGTGTAAGTTAGTCCCACTTAAGGGTGTCCTTGGCATACGGTGGGAATCGAACCCAAATACTTTTGGTGGAGGCGGGGGGAATCGAACCCCCGTCCAGAACACATTTTACGTCACTTCATACAGCAATATAATTATTTATTTCTTTAATTCTTCTTTTTTTACTTCTACCTTCTTTACTTCTACTTTCTTTTCCTCTTTTTTTGCTTCTACCTTCTTTTCATCTTTTTTCGGTACAGGTACATCTGCTGCATAACTAAATGTCACAAAAAAGCCAAGAATAATACCAGTAATAAATGTTTTCATAATATCTCCTTAATTAAGTTAAAAAATAAAAATTATTAATACACTTGTACAACTCTTTTATATATACTTCTCTTTTTCTCTCAAAAACCTGTGGTATCTGTTCCTCTGTTGCAATTAATACTATAATATCATCTATTTTTCTGCCTGTCAAATGAAAAAACATTTCAGAATATGCGGAACATTGTAGAAAATAATTATTTATATGTTCTTCTTTTTTCTCTTTTAAAGAAGTTTTAAAATCGATAACCGATAATTTACCTTTCCATTCAGCAATACAATCAACTCTACCTGCAATTTTTAATTTATCACTATAAAGTGCCTGCTCCATACAATAAATATTATCAACATAAGAATCTAAATATTTTCTTACTTGTCCAAACAACATCTTATCAAATGGCATCATCATCTTAATTTTCATTTCTGTTAAATTACCTTTAATATAATTTTCACATAATGAATGCATTCTAGTACCACGATTTGCTGCCATTCTTGTTATACGATTTGCTTCCTCAATACCAATTCTATCCCGCCATCTCTTTAAAACATCATCTTTAGATGGTAATATTGTTGTTACAGAAGGATATCGTTCACCTTTTGGTGTTGTATAAAATCTACCTGTTTCAAGTGTTTCTGATTGTAAATCAAAATTTAATTCAGATAATTTTACAAAATTAAAACTCATGAAAGCCTTTTTGTAATCTTATCAACATGTTTTTTTACAACTTCATTTGTACGTGCTTGTTTAATACTTCGTTTACCATATCTTTCTCCCACAGTACTATTAGGATGTGCCTCTGCAACTTTAGATAATACCTCTTTAAACCCATCAGGAACTCTATTAGTTTTAGATGCTGATACTCCTGATACAATCATAGGTGAAGATATTATAGGTTCAATATGAGGATTCAATCTCAAAAATTCTTCTCTTTCAGATATCTTCATGAAAGTTTCAAATTCTTCACCTGTTTCTGTATTATAAAATTCGTAAGTCGGCATTGTAAAGTCCTAATTTCTGAGATTCAGAAGCTAATTCAGAAAGACAACCAAATTGAAACCATTTAGGAATCTCTCGGTTTTTCCATTTAGCCAAATGTAATTTGTTATTTATATAATAATTTCTATATGATTCAATAGAATTACCTTGAATTTTCACATTATCAGGCATTGCAGGTGTTGGTTCTGACCATCCTTTATTACCTATATTTTTAGGAATATTTTTCAATAAAACAAAACATAATTCATCTCTTTCCACTTTATGTGTTTTATTATATCGATATGTATATTCTTCACACAATGAAATTAACATATTTGACAACCAAATATAATTTTCCTTTGATTGTCTTACCCATACAGCAGAAGGATGATTGATATGTGTTGCTGAATACAATCGATCATTTAAAAATTTATCTTCAAGTATCCACCGTTTAACATTTCTACCAGTTTTAGATTTATCAAAAGTTTCTTTACCATCAAGAAATCGATGTGCAGTAGAAAGCAATTGTGAATATTCTAAAATCATTTTTACCACATGTTTATCATTGTGCATCATAGCACATTTGTAAACATTATTATCAAGATAAAAAATATTAATTTGTTTCACCTAATTTATTTCTTGTTACAGAATACAATTCATCAAAATTATATTTTTGATCTTTTTCTTGTTTAAGGAAATAATGAGAAACAATTTTATCTTTGATCATATCAACAATATTATTATATGGCCATTCAAGAATAAATGGACAAGTAGTTTTCCAATTATTATTAATTCCAAAATAAACAAATTCACTCATATCATTGGAATTAGTAACATCAAATTTTCTTTTTGATGCAAAATGTTGTGTTATATTAGACATTTGTTTTTTCCAAAATTTCATTTTCGATTGATTTTTCAGTTAATGATTCGGAAGTATGAATATTCGTTTCAATGGGTTGTGAAATATCAGTAAGTTTTTTAGATTTGCTTTTTTGAATCAAACCTTTGTCACAAAGATATTGATTTACAGTTTCCGGATTAGTAATCTGATATGCAATAACATTCCGACCGTTTTTAAACGTTTTAATAATACCCTTCGCAAAGATTTTGATATCCAACATGTAATTCGGTAGACGATACATATGAATTTTCTTATCTTTCAGAAGATCTTGCAATTGTTCTTTTGTATACATTTCACCAGTTTGCATGACCATAAGAACACGTTGAAAGCCATTAGGTTTAGATTGTTTACGTTTCATAATAAAATACTCCAAAGTTATAAAAAAGAGATACTACAGTTATATTATACACCATTTTCAGATATTTGTCAAGCATTACCTACGCATATTTGCTTGATCTTTTGCATCTTGGGTGTTAAAAATAGGAATTGCATTAGATTTATGAAGGGTACCAATACCAATCATTTTATCACCCGTATATTGTGGCACATTCTTTTTAAATGTATCATAATATTCAGAGGATAGGGATGTATACATTCTAGAATCACGATCTAAAGGTATACTTGGTGTTTGATATCTCCGTTCATTCGGAGCATTCCTATGCTTACCAGAAGAAAAATTGGTGCTAATAGACTGAATATCCTTGAGCCATTTCTGGTATTGCTCCGCTTTGCGTTTAAGCGTAGCTTTTTTCTTGCGTGATTTCGTATTTGTATAGATAATCATAGTATAAAGTTCTCCACAGTATAATCATTATAACATATATGTGGTTATTTGTCAAGTCTTTTTTTTTAAAGATTTAAATCTTTTTCTTCCTCACGCACTAAACGATACATGGTTTTATCATGATGTTTTCTTTTTTGTTTTAAAAATTCTTCATCTTTTACATCACCACGATCTTGATATTTTTTAAATTTTGATTTATTAGTTTTTTCAAACTTTTTACCGCCATAGACCATTTTAAATTCTCTCCTTGTTTTGTTTTAGATGCCATTCATATGCAGTTTTTACTATTGATTGAATATCATATTTTGGATGATATCCCAACAATTCTTTAGATAATGTAATATCTGAAATAAGACAATCAGGATCACCTTGTCGTTTTGGTCCTATTTTATATTTTACATTTTTATTTGTTACTGATTCAACAATTTTTATTATTTCTAATATTGATGTACCTTTTCCTGTACCTAAATTCAATATAAATGATTTATTTTTACTTATATGATCTGCTCCAACTATATGTGCATGAGCAACATCAGTTACATGGACATAATCACGAATACATGTACCATCAGAAGTATTATAATCATTTCCATTTATAATAAAATTATTCATATTTCTAAAAATATTTGGAATTAAATGTGTTTCAGGATCATGATTTTCACCAATATCACATTCTTGATCACAACCTGCTAGATTAAAATATCTAAAAATTCCATATTTAAAACCTGAATCCTGAATCATACGTTCACATGATATCTTATTATTACCATAAACGGAATTATTGCCTAATTTATCATATTCTTTTAATGTGACTATAGAATATTTTGAAGGTTCATAAACAGCAGCAGTAGAACTAAAAATTATTTTATTAACTTTATATTCAGACATTACATTTAATATGGTAGCAGTACCACCAACATTTACATCCCAGAATTCAGTTGGATATTTCATTGATTCACCAACTTCAATTCTACCTGCTAAATGAAATACAGTATCAATTTTATATTTTGAAAAAACATCCCGTAATTTTGTCTTATCTCTTATATCAGAACCAGAATACATAACATGAAAATAATTATGTGCAAAATCTTCTTTAAGATCATATACAATTACTTTCCATCCACCATTCATCAAATATTTACATATATGACTACCTAGATAACCTTTACCACCTGTAACTAATGCTATTTTTTCCAAGGAAAATCTCCATTATACTTTAATATATTTTTATTATTTCCATCAAAAAAGAATTCTGGTTTTACTGAATTTTCATTACCATCTAATCGATAACATAATGAATGATTATTTGTACAACTATATTTTGGAAAATGTTTAGATAAATTCATAAAAAACTGTCTATCTGCACCCCATTTTCCATACCATGTGTGACCAACAGCAACAGCGACATCACGCCTAACTGCATAACATGAGGTATCAATATGATATACTTTATCATTAAAGTATACAGGCCATTTACCCAATGATTCACAATTGTCCTCACATAAAAAATTTCCATTCCTGTCATAAATTTTCCTTAAAGAATATGCCCACTGATTATCTTTTTGTAGTTGGTCAACAAGAGTTTCAACATGATTGGAATCAATCCAATTATCTTCATCCAAATAGATAATAGCATCAGCATTTACAAGAAAGGAACATGCAGCATATACACGATGCCCATACCATCCTTTGCCCACATTATCTTGCAATTCAATGGTTTTTATTGTTCTTTTACCACTCTTAGAGTAAATATAATCATGAATATTTTCATAATGTTCTATACCATCAATAAACACATAATGTATGATATCACTGTATGTTTGATTCTGAACACTTTCCAAACACTTTTCTAAAAACGGTGTACCAATACTAGGCGTTACTACTGCTATTTTCATGATTTGAGTTGAAATGGTAATTCAGGAAATGCTTCTTTTACAAGTTTTGCGGTAAGACCTTTTACCTTTAATTTCTTTAGAAACATTTGTTCTAATAGTTTAGCTTCTTTTACGTGTACCGATTCAAAAATCTGCAAAAGAATATTAGTATGCTTCCGTTCAGGTAATTTACCTTTATATTCATCTGATGTTGTAATAAAAAGATAAAGTTTACGCATTTGTAAATGTATTGTTGACCAAGTTAGACCTGCTGGTTCTGGTGCAGGTTTATAATTAGGTATCTTGTCAACATCAAATTTTATATCTGGATTAAAACAATAATTAAGAAAAGTGATAAATGTATTATCATTATATTTTCTTAATACTTCAATCTTTTCTTTTGTTGTTTTTGCTAGTTCAAATTCATCAAAAATTTCATTATACAATTTTTTATAAGACATATTTTCTCCTTAAAAGTCATCAATTACCTCTAATAGATTTTTGAGGCGTTTTGATATCATATAATTCATGAATTTCTGCTTAGTAGCGGGTTTAGTTGATTCATAACTATCTATAATACTTTTAGAGATATTTTCTGGAATACTTGATAAATCTATCATAATCTTATTACGAATCCAGTTACGTTTCATGGTTTCATCATTTATATTAATAAAATCTGTATTCATCAATTCATCCATACGAGATTTAGTTAATGCTTTTTGACGGATACCATCAACAATACAATTATCATTTGATAATATATTTGGAACACCATCACCTTTATCACCACAAATAATCAATTCTTTTAATTGCATGACAGGATTAGATGATTTAATATACTTTTTAAGTGTAGGAGAATATTGTTCAACATTAGAATTAATTTGTAATTGAACAAAATCTTTATCTGAAGATAGAATCATAATCTTTTCATGTGGACAATATCGTTTGGTAAGAATACCAATAACATCATCCGCTTCAGCACCTTCAATATCTATTACTTTATAAGGTGAATGTTCCTTCAATTCAGTTCGAACAACATTCATACATTGAAAAATAGAATTCCAATCATGCCCAGATTTTTCACGCGATTTTTTACGATTACCTTTATAAAAGGGAAATACTTGTTTCCTCCAATAATTTTTATTGTCACAAGCAATAATTACTTCACCATATGTTTTGAATTTTTTTACATTACTTCTAATACTATTCAAAATCATATGTCGAACCAAATCTTCTTCAACAGATTGTTTTGAAGAACCAATTTGTTCCATTAAACTAGCAATTACAATCTGATTAAAATCAAAAATTAACATTTTTCTTCCTATACCATTTATGCATTTGATTTATCATTAAATAATCTTAACTAGAATTGTATCACAATTCAATCGACCTGTCAAGTTCTTTTCTTTTGATTTAATACTATCCATAACATTCCGCAAAAATACTTTGCCACCTTTTACAACATCAGGTAAAATTGTTTCTGGTTTACGTAATGTTTTACATACTGATTTTCGTTCATTATAATTCAAAATTGTTGAACCTTTTATAGAAAATCCACCAGCATCATCAGCATGATATACACCCAATTTACGGGTTTTTACATTGAATACCCATAATTGATTTGATCCAATGATTTTTTTTGCATCTTCCGATTTAAGATTGAATTCTTCATTCTGATCTAGAATCTTAATTTTAGATACCAATTGTTCAGGTGTTTTTACCTTACGTTTACGTGGTTTACGTGTTTGTTTAGATTCATCTGATTGTTTAATTGCATCATTGATAATTTGATCATAATATGATAACAATTTACGTAATTGAAGTTTGCTATACTTACTATAACCTTCAATTAATTGTTCATCATCAGTATCAAGAACTTCCTGAATTTCTTCCCGTTCTTTTTTATAGATTTCAATTATAATTTTAGCATGTGCAGGTTTTACTTTATCCTGCATAATAGCATGTGCAGAAGGCATATTCTTAAATTGACTAAGAATAAATTCATCAATAGAATAGTCAATTTCACCTGCAATTTCAAGAGTCTTTTTACGAATACGATCCTGAATTGAGATAACATTAGTATTTGGTGTTTCAACCAAAGTTTCTACAGATTTATTTTTCAAAATAAGATTTTGAACTGTTTTTTCAAAATTGTTTTTATCATCAGATGATAAAATAAATCCACGTGATATCATCCGACAAAGCCAACCAAAAGTATTGGAAGTCTGTATTACTTTATCTTCATCCAATTTCAATTTATTTTTTTTGAAATAATCAGATATATATTTTTGTGCATTTTTGGTATCACGATTATTAGAATACCAATTGAGTGATGTAATCATATTCAATTTTGAACATACATCAGAAGATGCAACAGGTTCACTACCTGTTGTTATACTTTCTAATTGTTCATTTGAAATTCTTTTTACTTTTATATTAGCCATTAATCAATTCCTCAAAAGTCTTATCTTTAAAATTTTCAATAAACATGATACCATCAAAGGTTTCATATTCTAAATTTTTACTTATCATAGATGCCCTTAATAGGGCTTGATCTTTATCTTTGTAAAGAGAACATAAACCAAATGCTTCATCAATTGCTTTTGCATTTGCCTCATAATTAAAAGTACTATCAACAAAACTACCAAAAAAACTATAATATTGATCCGAAAAATTTACACGATAACCATCTTTTGTATGTAAAATATAAATTCCTGAACTCATGATACAACCACATATTCTTTATTCCATTTTCCTACAAAAATATTAAAATAGTATGCAGTATCAAAATAATCTGTTTGTGCATCGGACCTATCATAATAATCTGCCGATTTCAATGCCTTAAATGCATCATCCAAAAATTGTTTTACTTTACCATCAAAATGATTTTGATACCAATAAGGATTTACATCAATATAATTTCGTGTTTCAGGTTTAAACCCATTTGAAACTTGATAATGACTATTACCACAAACCCGATTCATATTGGATAGAAAATCCAGTTTACCAGATTTTAAAGTAAGTGTAATTGTGCTATGATGATGCACCGAAAGTGAACCTTTTACATTATACTTTTTAAGTATAGGTTTCAACAAACTCGAAATTTTCGCTTTTTTTTCTTGATTCATGTAAGCCATTGCAGTAATCCTCATCAATTAATCAGACTACATTATATCAATTAATTACCTATTTGTCAAGTACTTTGTAAGTCATTGATTTTATTACGTTTTTTTTGTTATAACTATGGTTTCTTCGGTGTATAGGTAGTATTTTTTGCTATTTCTTTTAATGGTTAAATCTTTTATATTTAACATGCTACCTTTATCTAACAGGTCAAAATAAGAGTCGAATATGTGTATTTTATCATTTTCGGAATCTACTTTGGTTAATACGGTCCAATGATTCCAAGGTTGTCCAACGGAAATGATAGCAACACTATTTTTGCCATCTACATGTTCTTTTAAACATGAAGTATATTCCTCTGCATTCTCAAATACATCATTTTCAAATGGTGTTGAATATGAAATATCTTTATAACCACGAACACTGGTACATACATGATTTATTAAAAATTTAACATTTTCATAATATGTTCCATCACAAAATAAACTGTGAAAAGAATATGGTTTTGTTAGAATTAAACTTTTTAAAAGTTTTTCACATTTTGCGGTTGACATATCAGATTTCAAATAATAGATGGCGTTTATAACCGAATAAAATCCACACATTCCATCTAATAGACCTTGTTTATATGGATTTTTCGTCATCCCATATTCCTTTCTATTTTTTGGAGCGGGTAACCAGACTTGAACTGGTATCTCTAGCTTGGAAGGCTAGGGCACAACCCTTATACCATACCCGCATTTTATGCTATCCTTAAATATTTTAATCTATCAGCACAATAAGATGCTGCCCATGCATTAGGTTTAATAATAGGAATAACATTACATATACCTTTTATATAACCTATAGCCTCATTTACTGCACATGAAGAACCATACTTTTCATTTGGATTAATATCCAAATGTATTTCAACTTTTCTATCCTCAAGTAATTCAGCTAACTTTAAATATAATTCTGCAACTTTCATAGTTTCAGTCATCATCCGCATTTTAGGACGATCACGCCTTTGATCATAATCTCGTTCAGTAATTACTTCACCAAATAATTTACAACCATGTTTACCATCAATATGAACAACAACAGCGAGAACATAATCAGCATACCAAATACCATTAATAGTATATCTTTCGGAATCACATCCTAGATAAATCTTAGTTTCAGGTGATTGTGTCGATATGAATTCTTTGATTTCTCCGATGTTTATTTTCCGTTTCATGATTTATAATGACATTTCCTTTATTTTACATTTCGTATATCAACTATATATATATTTAAGGAAATATTGTTATGAAAAAAGAAAGAATACCAAAATCATTACGAATCAGAGTTATAGAACGTGATGGATTACGGTGTGTTTATTGTGGATTAGATTTAATTATAAAAGAAGTTCAATTAGATCATGTTATACCAGAAGCTAAAGGTGGTCCAACATCTTATGATAATCTACAGGTAACATGCGGTAAATGTAATCGTGAAAAATCTACTTTGTCCGAAAGTGAATTTGAAAATAATTTACGTACACGTGCTATAAGAATACTTGAAAGAATAGGATGGATAAAATAATATAAATGGCACGGCTGGAGGGATT